TTTATTATTGATGACCCTCATTCTGAACAAGATGCCATGAACCCAAAGTCCATGGAAGATACTTACGAGTGGTATACTTCAGGACCAAGGCAGAGGCTCCAGCCAGGAGGAGCGATTGTCATAGTTATGACTCGCTGGAACATCAACGACCTAACAGGTAAATTATTAAAAGATGCAGCAAGAGATCCAAAGGCAGACCAGTGGGAGTTAATTGAACTACCAGCTATATTGCCTAGTGGTAAGCCATTATGGCCAGAGTTCTGGAACCTAGAAGAGATCCTAAGTGTTAAGGCTAGTTTACGTGGCGGACCAAAATGGCACGCTCAATACATGCAGAACCCAAGTTCCGAAGAAGGTGCATTAATAAAAAGAGAATGGTGGAACGAATGGGAAAAAGAAAAACCTCCTGTGTGTGAGTATCTAATACAAAGTTACGATACAGCTTTCTTAAAAAGTCAGATGGCGGATTATTCTGCTATTACTACTTGGGGAGTATTCTACCCTGAAGGTAAAATAGGAGAAGACTTCTATAATGGTTTATCTCCTCATATTATTTTACTAGACTGTATTAAAGGTAAGTATTCTTTTCCTGAACTTAAAGCTATAGCTCTAGAACAGTATCAGGAATGGGAACCAGACTGTGTTATTATAGAAGCTAAAGCCAGTGGAGTTCCACTTACACAAGAATTACGAAACATAGGTATACCTGTACAAAACTTTACTCCATCAAAAGGAAATGATAAGGTAGCTAGAGTTAATGCTGCTGCTCCATTATTTGAATCAGGAATGGTTTGGGCACCAGACACTAAATGGGCTAACGAAGTTAGAGAAGAATGTGCTGCTTTCCCTGCTGGAGATCACGATGACTTAGTAGATTCAACTACTCAAGCATTATTAAGATTCAGGCAAGGTGGGTTCGTAAAACTACCGAGCGATTATGAGGAAGAAGAACTATATCCTAGACGGAAAATAAGTTATTATTAACCATGGCAATTGAAAAACAAAATCCCCTACAAGATATTTTAATGGAAGTTGCACCAGAACAGATGCAACAACCTATGGAAGTTGAGCTTCCAGAAGAAATGGATATTGGTGGTCAAATGGCACCTGCTTTTGAAATGGGAGCAGACGGACAAATGGTTCCGCTTTTTGATGAAGAAGAGCCTACAGAAAATGAACATCAAGCTAATCTTGCCGAGGTACTAGATTCCTCCTCGCTTAATACACTAGCGAATGAGCTATTAGATGCATATGAACAGGACAAAGACTCACGTAAAGATTGGCTTGAAGTGTTTACTAAAGGTCTAGACCTTTTAGGCATTAAAGTTGAAGAACGTGATCAACCTTTTCCTGGAGCCACAGGCGTAAATCATCCACTATTAGCGGAAGCTGTTACACAGTTTCAAGCACAAGCCTATAAAGAACTTTTACCAGCAGGCGGTCCAGTCAAAACTCGAGTCATGGGAAATGAAAGCCCAGAAGTTTTAGAACAATCAGCCAGAGTTAAAGAGTTCATGAATTATCAAATCTGTGATGTCATGAAAGAGTATGACCCTGAAATGGACAGCTTGTTATTTTATCTACCTTTAGCTGGTTCTGCATTTAAAAAAGTTTATTACGATAACTTACTAGGTAGAGCCACCAGTAGATTAGTGAAAGCAGAAGACCTAGTTGTAGCTTACGAAACCACAGATTTAGAAACCAGCCCTAGATTTACTCACGTTATGAGTATGACAGGTAATGATTTAAAGAAAATGATGCTTTCAGGAACCTATAGGCAAACCGATGTTGGTGAGCCCCTAGATATGGACTACAATGAAGCAAAAGAAAAGATAGATGAGCTTCAAGGTTTATCTAGACCTATAACAGACTACGATGAATACACTGTTTTAGAGCTCCACGTTAATTTAGAGCTGGAAGAAGACGGTGATAACGGCTTTGCTGTACCTTATGTGGTTACTATCCTTGAAGATAGCAGTGAAATCCTTTCTATACGACGTAATTGGTCTGAAAATGACCCACTATTCAACAAAAAAGAGTATTTTATACACTATAAGTTCCTTCCAGGTCTCGGTTTTTACGGTTTTGGCTTAATTCACATGATTGGAGGGCTTACTAAGTCCGCTACATCAATTTTACGCCAATTAATTGACGCTGGTACACTAAGTAACCTACCTGCAGGCTTTAAAGCACGTGGAATGCGTGTACAAGGTGAAGATACACCATTAAGACCAGGTGAATTTAGAGATGTTGATGTCCCAGGTGGGGTAATTCGTGATGCATTGATGCCTTTACCCTATAAAGAGCCTAGTAGCGTATTAAGTCAGTTATTAGGTGTTATTATTGAGTCTGGACGTCGTTTTGCGTCTATTGCAGACATGAATGTAGGTGATATAGGCTCTCAACAGTTGCCTGTAGGCACAACTGTAGCTATGCTAGAACGTGGTACAAAAGTGATGTCAGCTATACATAAACGCTTACATTTCGCTCAAAGGAAGGAATTTAAGCTATTAGCCGACATTTTTTCTAAAAGTTTACCCCCTGTTTATCCTTACGATGTACCAGGAGCAAGTAGAGAAATAAAAGCAACAGACTTTGATGACAGAATAGATGTGCTTCCTGTTAGTGACCCAAATATCTTTAGTATGGCACAACGTGTTATGTTAGCTCAACAAGAATTACAAATGGCACAAGCAGCACCACAAATACACGATTTACGAGAAGCCTATAGAAGAATGTACGAAGCTCTAGAAGTTAAGAACATAGAACTAATTTTACCCCCTCAAGCTGAAGTACCGCCACGTGACCCTATAAGTGAGCAGCAAGCAGCAATGACAGGCAAACCTATTAAAGCCTTTGAGTTTCAAAACCATGATGCTTATATAACATCGCATTCTTATTTTGCACAGAACCCAATGATAGCACAAAACAAAGTTGCATTAACAGCAATATCTGCTAACATTCAAGAGCATCAAGCTATGTTATATAAACAGCAAATTGAACAAGCAATGGGTCAACCGTTGCCTCCAATGGAAGGCGGTCAAATGCCTCCAGAAATAATGAACCAGATAGCAGGCATGGCAGCACAAGCTACTCAACAAGTTACTGGTCAAGCAAAAGCTATGGCGGAAGCTATGGCGGAAGCTAACATCGATCCTATTGTACAACTTAAAGAACAAGAGATCGCACAGAAAGCTCAAAGCGATATGGTAAAAGCACAAATCGACATGACTAAGATTCAATCTACAGAAGCAATAGCAGAAATGAAAATTGCTCAAGAAAGAGAAGAATCGCTTATGAAAGAAAAAAGTGATATGCGCAAGGATTATCGTGATATACTAAATGATGTTAGAAAATCAGACACAGACTCAAGAGGTCAGTAATGTTGAATAGAGCTAATTTTGAAGAACTCATGAGCGGTAACGCTAACCGTAGAAGAATGTCTCACGGAGGTGCATCAGGATATCATACGATGCCCGATGGAACTCACATGAAAAACTCTTCTATGAAAAAGAAAAAGAACGGTGGATCTATGACAGACACCAAAAAAAGTTTAAGGAGACCATAATGCCAGGAACGAATAGAGGAATGAAAAAGAAGAAAAAAATGAACCTTGGTGGAGACCCTATGATGGTTGGAATGAAACATGGCGGTAAAGCAGGCAAAAAGAAAGGAATGGCTAGAGGTTGCGGAGCAGCAACTAAAGGCAAGAGTTTTAACAAATGACAGCTAAGAAAAAAGGTCTAGATGGTAAAGCATGTTGGAAAGGCTATAAACAAATGGGCACTAAAAAGAAAGGCGGTAAAACTGTAGACAACTGTGTTAAGATGTCTCACGGTGGAGCTTTACATGGCGGTCAAAAGAAACTAGACAAAAACAAAGACGGCAAGTTATCAGGATCTGATTTTAAAATGATGGAACACGGAGGAATAGTTTCAGGAAATTCTAACCGTAGAAGATCAATGCACAATGGCTAGTCCAAGAAAAGGTAAAGCAAAAGTTAAAGTTACTAGTTCTGGTAAAAGAGTTAGTTACGGACAAGCAGGAAAAGCCAAAGGTGGTGGTCCTAGGGTTAAGCCAGGAACATCAAAAGGAGATTCGTATTGTGCAAGAAGTTTAGGTATAAAGAAAAGGTTATCTAAGAAAAAACAAAGTGATCCAAACACTCCTAACAATCTATCAAGAAAAAGATGGAAATGTTCTGGGGCTAAATCAAGAAGAAAATAATTTAAATGCTAATAGACAAACTAAGAAAACTTTTAACTGAAAGACAAGAGCAATTAAAAA